AACTGGGATAGATGCCATCTTTAACATCTCGCCACTTTGTGTGTATCCACCAGCTGTCTTTTGATCTTGGAGTTCTTGTAGAAACTCTGATGAAATTTCTTGGCTTCTGGTTCTGTAAAGACCATCGGCGTCTTGGGCGACTGCCATATCGGCGTCGATCAATGTTTTATTCATTGTATCTCCTTGGAAATAAGTGCGAGTGCCCTCCGTAAGGAGAGCACAACCGGAGGACACCCGCACAAACTTGACTAGCTCAGATAGCGGATCAAGCCTGAAGCCTTGTAGTTGGTATGCTTCAGACCATACTCGGTCACCATCATGTGCATGTCTGCGTCACCTGTCTTCGCGAGAAGCTCACGAGTCATTGGGCGTAGTTCGCAGATCTTCCAGTTTGCTGGATCGTACATGAGAGCTACTGATGTCTTCATGAAGCGGTTCATTACGACACGCTGCTCACCATAGGGCGAAATGTAGACGTCAACGACGTTCATCAGCGTGCGACCACCGTTTACAAAGTGCTCCTGGCGTGCGTTGCCTGAGCCTACTGCAGAACGTGTGAATCCAGCGATGACAGTTGAGTCGGCTGGTTTGATCATCAATACTGATGCTTCTGCACCTTCGTCATACAGCTTTTGGCCGAGGTTCAAGATGTCCTGCTCAGAAAGCGCCGCTGGTGTACCAGAAGTACCTGCATCTTCGATGACAGCTGAGTTAATGACATCGACAGAACCTGCGTCCTGACCGTGTACGTTAGCAGTCAAACGAGCTGTTGATGATGTACCAGCAGCTGCGTCGTTGCCATTTGTGGTACGATCGCCAACAAGGTTAAATTCGATGTCGCGCTTAAATTCTGCAGCTTTCTTTGAGAGCTGGTAAGCAGTTTCTTGTGCCCGCCCGTATGCGTCAATTGCATCGGCAGTTGCTGAGATTTTGATGGTCTTTGACTGGATCTGTGTGTAGTTAGACCGCATGACTGTTGGGGTCAGAGTCAGATCTGCAGCAGTAAAGCCTTCGACCTCAGCATTTTCTGCGGTTGCAGAAAGCGAGTCTTCTTGCCATTGGTACAGAGTGTTTTTAACTGACTCTTTGCCAATTGATGACAGGAAAGGTGTAGTTGTAGGTGAAATGTTTGAGATGATGTCGGAAATATCTTCTTTGATTCCGATCTGATTGTACGTGGTATATGTAGCCATTGATTCCTCTTATAGGGCTAAAGATTAGTCACTAGCAGACCATCGCGCTAAAAATGCATCCCGTGCCGCGTCAGTTGTGCCAGACTTTGCAAGAGCAGTCATTGCTTGCTGCTTGGTTCGTGTGGCTTGGCTTTGTGGTTTGGTTGCACCAGGTTTAAGTACTCGTTTAGGTGCTTTAGTACGCTTTTTGACGGCAACTTGTTTGCCTTGATCGTACTTCATAGCTTTCAACACCAGTTTGATGGCAGCAGGATCTACAAGTTGATCGATGTCTTGCTGGCTAATGCCTTGGCTAACACCATATTTTCTGATCTTGTTGTAAAGTTCCTCTGACCATTCAGGGATTTCTTTTTGTAAAGTGTTGATCGCTTCCGCTGCTCGCTGTTTCAGTTCCTGCTGGCGAGTTGATTGGATCATCTCCAAATACTTATCTGACTCTTGATTAAGAAATTGGTAGTCATCGTAAGCAGCCTGAGCTTCTTTGCGAAGTTGTGCAAAGTCTTCAGGCTCCATTTGACGAGAGGCTAGCAACATATCAATCTCTGCGTATGGCTTCAGCTTTTCCTCAGCTTTTTCCAACAGCGATTTCAACACGACTGCGTTCTTTTGTACCTCTTGATCTAGAGTTTTGCGTAGTTCTGCTACTTGTTGAGATTTTTTAGTAAGCGACTTTTCTTGACCGTATAATCGTTTCAAGTCTTTAACAGATACTTCGTATTCGTCTTCTCCAACTTTGACTTTGGTGACCAGATCATCAGCTGCTAATTCAACTTCATATTCTTCATCATCATAATCGTCATTTAGATCGACGTCATCGAGGTCTATTTCTTCACTTTCGACAACTTCATAGTCTTCAACATCCTCTGAGCTTTCGCTTACTTCTTCTTCAGAGTCTGTTTCGCTTTCATCTTCGTGTTCCGATGTCTCCGGTTCTGGAGAGTCTTCCCAACGTTTCATAAAAGCATTGATTGCGGTGTCCACTGATGGACCTTCAGGGTTCTCGGAGACGCTATTTTCAGTAGTCTCGGACATATATTACTCCTTCGCCGAAAGGATCTGATTTTTCATCATCACCTTTTGGTTCAATGTGTTAACGATTTCTTGCATTGCCCGCGCAGAATGATAAGCGACTTCGCGCTCATCGTTTTGTAGCGGATCAGTAGAGAAAAAAAGGCTTACATATTGATCGAGTAAGCCGTTGACGGTTTTAGTAAACGCGTCATTTCCGAGCAGCACCTCTGCGTGAGTACCCTGCTCAATTAGTTGTTGGTCTTCCATAGTCTCTCCTTGACCTAATTAAAATTTCCAGCGACGCCTGGCTGCAACGCACCTATGAATTAGGACTAATGATTGCAGTACGATCCGTTGCAGGCGTTGATTTAGCGAGCTCAAGCTCTTTGTAACCAATGTCTGCGCGTACTTCTGAATCGAAGTCTTTGCGTTCTTCAGCGCTGTAAGACGCAGCAACACTTGCTTCGGCTTTCGCTTTATCAAGTTCAATGCGTGCTTGTTCAATTTGTGCTTTAAGTTGTAGCTCTTGCTCTTGCAGCGCCACTTTGCGCTCTTCGAGTTCCATTTGCTTCATCTGCATTTGCATCTGCATTTCAGCTGCTGGATCTGGCTGTGGTGGCTCGACTTTGTCTGGCGAAGTAAGGTATGTGTCGACATCCTTAATTCCGGCATTGAGCATTGCTTGCCGAACCATGGCATATTTGTTTTGTGCCGTATAAAACGGCTGTATGCCTGGATCTTGTGAAAGCATTGCATGAAGCTGTTGAAACTTTTGTGCTTCGCGCTCAGTTTCGCCGTAGCCTAGCTTGAACGATACTTCTACGTCTTTTCGTTCTGCCCAATCCTTAGGATCTATTTGGACATAATTGCCTGCAACATCGACTACCTTTTGGTAGCTTTCGTTTTCAATTGCTAGACGGTACACTTCCAAAAAGAGTGGCTTTAAAAACCCATTGGCAAAATTGCGAGCAATGATTTTGGAGCGTTGCTGTGACAAGCTCACAAGATTTTCAACCATTGCAGCAGAGTTTTGCTTGCTAACAGCGTCTTTATTTAAACCCTGCGACAGCTTAGAAATACCCGATGTATTTTCGGAATCTTCTTCGAGCTGCATTATTGTTTGGAAAATAAAGGGGTTTAGCTGGTTTTGAAGAAGTGGCTGCACACCATCTGGGCGAGTCACATTAACAATACCACCAAGACGATTATCTAAAAGCTCGCGCGGATTTGACAATGCACCTTTTTGCACAAGGTACCTTGGGTTTGTAGTTACAGATGCGTGGTCTAAAATTGAACGCATTAGCGCTGTGCGAGCATTCTGAGTAGGCATTAACTTATAAGCAAAGTTTTCGCCGTGAAATGAATGCGGAACAGGTATAGGCGTAAATACAATAAATGGTCTGCGATCTACTTCTTCTAAATCAAGAAGAGTAGTTCCAGCTGACACAACTTTATATAAACGAGCTTCACCGTCACCTTCCATGTCTGCTTCGACATAAGACTCATAAACGACCACTTGCTTCATTTGCTCTTGGCGGTTGTGTTCGTCTGGCGACAGTTTTTGTGGACCTACCTGCTCATGACGATAATAACGCTCAGAGTAGTTTTCACCCAGCGGGTCTTCGTCGCTTGCAATAGTTTCAATAATGTCAGGATCAAAGCCCATAGCAATCAAGTCGGCTTTACGCATTGTGCGTCTGTGCGCAACAAAACCGTCTGTGACGCTTTTAGACATTGGGTTAATAATAAATTCTTCTGGTGGCACAATTTCAATGCACACTTTAGATTTGTTTGTGCTTTTACGAATTACACCAGACAGCAAGCCATCTTCGTCGTTAAGCGACTGCAAACCGTCAACATTCGGGTCAGCCATAAGGCCATCAAGTTCATCTGAAGTTAAGTCTTCAAATTCTTCTTCGACTAGTTCAATGTTGTTGTCCCAGTAGACTTTCGCAATACCATTGCGTGCCATAAGCCCATCGTGAATAATATCTCTGTAGATAGAGAAACCATCATTTTGCCGATGAATGATGTAGTTCGTGTATGTTGTGCAGACACGAGCCATTTCGACATCTTCTGGACCTTGAGCAGAAAACTGAACGACGTCGGTTCCGGCAGAAAAGGTTTCTAATAGAAGCGCTTTTAAACCCTCAACGCCATCGTACACATCTTGTGAAACGTAGCTGCTGTTGCCGTTTGATTGGCGCTCAGGCAGTTCTGCGTGATAGTAACGCAGCATCTGTTGCCGTTCATGGCTAAGATCGCCGTCGGAATATCCGATGGAGCCTTTGATCTCGTCTCTAACGAGACTGAGCAGCTCATCTTCACTCAGTGCTGTAAATGTCTCAGCCATTAGATTGCCTCGCTGTAATAATCATCATAAATTTGGACAGGCTCCCAGCCTTGCTGGTGCCCATAGTTTGCAAACGCAAGCGACATCACGCAGTCGTCATGGCAGCCTGCTTCAGCTTCCATGCCTCCAGTTTCTGTCTCGATATAAGTAAGCATTTCGCGCAAAGTCACTTTGTCGTGGATTTCAAGTTCATCCATGCGAAGCGAAGCTCTAAGCTCGTTGATCACTAGTGGTTTGCTTTTTGAAGTTGTGGAAAAACCTAATTTAATGGTTTCTTTGTCGCTTATTTTGTCGACAACAATTTCAGTGTGAAAGTTAGAATAACCGTAATCTTTGTACAAACGTGTGCACGTTAAAAGACCGTGGGAGTTGCTTTCACAAATAATATATGCGTCGTTAAAAAATTCACCTAAACGCAAAAGAACATCTGCAAAATAATCAGGATGCACATGACCTCTGAATGTTGCGACATGTCGCTTTTTGCTGTCTAGCACTTGGGCAACGGAATAGTCACCGCCGCGTATACCCATGGCAACGTCAGCGCCTATTGTGTACATCTCACCTGGATCGACATCTTTATAAAGAGTTAATTCACCTCTCGGATGTTTTACCCATGTTTCGTCTTCTAAAGCCATGCGAGCTACTGGCTCGTTGGCTTTTTCCAGAAACTCTAATATTTGGTCTGGATTAAATA